GCGGGCGGCGCGGAGAGCGCGGCGAAAACCGCAGGCGACGCGGCGGGGAGCGCAAGCAGCGCGGCGGAAGCGGCAAATCAGGCGGCAAAAGCGGCGAACACAGCGGCGGCAGGCGCGAACACGCAGGCGGAACACCTGCAAAGCATGGTCGTACAGGCGGCGACGCGGGAATACGGCAGCGGAAGCACGGCGAGCCTGACGGACGACGGAGAGAAGAAAGTCCTTTCGCTGGGGCTTGAGCGGGGCATGCCGGGCAGGGACGGCGCAAAGGGAGACAAAGGCGAAAAGGGCGACAAGGGCGACACGGGGACGGCGGGCGTGACCTTTCAGCTTGTCGGCACGGTGCTGACCATCACGACGGTGTGAGGGTGAAGGCATGGCAAAGAAAATTCCTGCATTCAGCTACACGGGCGCATACCGGACGCAGAGCGACGGGAGATACTGGTACATTCTGCTGCTGACAAGCGGCACGCTGACCTTTCAGTACGCCAAGAGCGGCGTGGACGTGGGCTGCGTGGGCGGCGGCGGGTCGAGCGCATGCCACCTGCAAACGGCGAACACGGCGGGCGGAAGCGGCGGAGGCGGCGGGTACATCGCAACCGGCACGACAGCGATTACAGCGGGGCAGGGCTACGCGGTGAGCATCGGCGAAGGCGGGGCTGTTCCGGCGATATGGCTGGCGGGCAGCAACGGCGGGGCGACGTCGGCTTTCGGCATTACCGCACAGGGCGGCAAGGGCGCGGGCGCGCTGGGCTGGAAGGACAGCGGCACGCCGGGCGCGGGCACCGGCGCAGGCGGAACAGGCGGCAGAGACACGCACATCGCGGGCACGCAGGGCGAAAACGGGCAAGACCTCTTCGGGCTGGGGCGATACGGCGCGGGCGGCGGCGGAGGAGGCGGCGGCTGGGCGACGGCAGGCGGAAGCGGAGGCGCAGACGGAGGCGGCGCAGGCGGCAAAGGCGGCATGCCGGGCACGGACGGCGCAGACGGCACGGCGGGAGCGGCGAACACGGGAGGCGGCGCAGGCGGTCCGGGCGGCGGATATGTGGACGAGGACAGCCGCTACAACAGCAAGGGCGGTCAGGCGGCGGCAGGCGGAAGCGGCATCGTCATTCTGCGGGGAACGCAGGACGATTTGATTCCGGTGGTCTTTAACGGAACACAGCTGAGTGAGCTGTACTTTAACGGCGTAAAGGTGACGAGCCTCATTTACAACGGGGCAAGGCTGTTTATACGGGAGGTGAAACGATGTTTTGCGCATCAAGCGGTCAAATTGTGCTGACGGCGGGGGACACGGGCGTGATCGGGTTCGAGGCGGCGGAGGGCGGCTACATCCCGACGGAGAACGACCGCGCAATCTTTACCGTTCGGGACAAGGTCGGCGGGCGCAGGCTGATTGAAAAGACGGTTCAGCCGGACTCGCAGGGCGTGACGCGCGTTCCCTTCATGGCGGAGGACACGGCAAAGCTCAAGCCGCGCGGCTATGTTTGGGACATCCGCTTCGCGCTGGAGGCGAAAGAGGACGGGAGCGGGAACGTGACGGAGTACAGGGAAATGATTACGCCGATGGAGCCGGGCGTTCTATGGGTGCTTCCGGCGATAGGAGAGAGCAGATGAGCGAAAAAATCAAATTGCAGATTCGGAATTTTCGCGGCGAGAAGGGCGAAAAAGGGGACAAGGGCGACGCATTCACCTATGCGGACTTTACGCCTGAACAGCTGGAGGGACTGACGCGCGGCATTGCGCAGGAAGCGGCGGGCAAAGCCGAGCAGGCTGCCATGGAAAGCGTCAGGCAGGCGACGGAGGCGGCGGCACAGGCGGCGGGGAGCGCATCCGGCGCGGACAGCGCAAAGACGGCGGCGGAAAAAGCCCAAAAAGCGGCAGAAAGCAGCGCGGGCGGCGCGGCGGGAGAAGCGCAGAAGGCGCAGGAAAGCAGAGAACAGGCGGCAAGCAGCGCGGCGCAGGCGGCAGAAGCAGGCATAGCGGCGGGAGAAGCGCAGAAGGCGGCAGAGAGCGCGAAAAGCGCGGCGGCGGTTTCCGCATCGCTGGCGCAGGAGAGCGCGGCACAGGCGGCAGGGAGCGCGGAGAGCGCAGACAGCGCAAAGACGGCTGCGGCGCAGAGCGAGCAGAGAACGGCGGCGGCGGAAGCGAACGTCGCGCAGGCGGAGGAACGCATCAGCAAGACGGTTTCCGGCGCGGTGGAAGCGGTCGCGGCGCAGGAGACGAAATCCGTTCAGGCGGTAGCGGTGCAGGGGGAAGCGTCTGTCGCGGCGGTGACGGCAGAGGGCGAACGGGTGCTGGGGACGATTCCGGAGGACTATACGGCGGCGGTCGGAGAAATTGACGCGCTCAAAAAAAGCAAAGCGGAGATTGACGACACCGCCATAGACGGCGATACATGGAGCAGCAAGCATATTGTGGACATGCTCTGCCCCAAGGTCGAGAAAAGCGGAACACTTGTACAGATGGACGGGATGCTCGGGGGATATCCGCTGGGCGTGAAAGTGAAGTGGGAACCCGTACAGGAGGGGAGCGGCGACCCGTCGCCGGAGAACATCCGCCCGATTAAGGGACGGACGGAAATTAAAGTCGAACGGTGCGGGGAGAACCTGTTGAATATAACGCCATTTAATACAACCTTAAAAAATGGTATTACATTTGACTATGTTCCGGAGGGTGGAATTCATATACAAGGCACAGCATCCGCAAATGCTGATTCGCCAACGTTTCCAATCTGGCATCTGCCGCCCGGAAAATACTGCGGACTGGATATGGGTGCAGAAATAGCTGCGTCTATTGTGGTACTGCGAGATGGGAGCAGGAAGTGGTTAAACACCAAAGGTATTTTCGAGATTTTGGCAGGGGACGTAATAGTATATTGGTACATGATTGCGACTAACGGCGCAACGCTTGACAATACAATATATCCGTACATCGTTCTGGGCACCACCGCCCCCACTGCTTACACGCCCTATATCGGCAGCACCAACACCCTCACCCTGCCCTCTACCGTCTACGGCGGCGAAGTGGACGCGGTGAGGGGAGAGGGACAGAGAGAGTGGCGGTGTATAACGATAACAGGGCGAGAGCCATGTCATATTTATTCAACGTTATTCTATATTGACTTCGATAAACTGGATTCTTTTGCCGCAGAGCCTGCGATCGATTCTACAAGCGGAAAAAGCAGTCATTACCCATATCAATTATACGGGAAAAATGGATTTATAGGAATAACACTTCCTGGCACTAATGCAGTTTATAGTCCGGGAGCAAAATATCCACTTACAAACGACGGACTGAGGGAATGGATGGATTATCTTGCCGCACAGTATGCCGCGGGAACGCCTGTGCAAATCTGTTACAAACAGGCTAATCCGGTTCCCTTCACCGCCACCGGCGGCACATCCATCAAGGCACTCTCCGGCACAAACACCGTCCTGACCGACGCGGACAGCGTGACGGTGACGGGCAGAGCCGACCCCATTCAGACGATAGCCAAACTGAGCGACCGCATTGCCGCGCTGGAAGCAGCGGCGACGAACATCACCGAATAACAGGAGGAAAGACACATGATTGAAAACGAAAAGACGCACAGTGCCAAATATCAGGTCCTCTGCAACCGCCTGACCAACGGAACGCCGTTTACGACCGACACGGCGCAGGCGCGAATCACCGCGCTGGCGGATGCGCTGGAAATCACGCAGGAGGAAGCGGACGAGCTGGCGGCACTGGCTAAGGAGCATGGCACGAGCGGCGCGACACTGGAGGAGCGCGTGGCGGCGTTGGAAGAACGCGCGCTTGAGCATGAAGAAGCACTGGTCGAGCTGGCAGGCATGATGACGGGAAGCGGGGTGGAGTAAATGGCAAAAGTTTATGCGCGGATGATCAAAAACGGAAAGATGACGCTTGAAAACGTGCCGGAGAAGTGGCGCGGACAGGTCGGGAAGCTGCTTGGAGAGGGCGAATGATGGGCATTGTAATCGCGGCGTTCTGCCTGTTGGTGTGCATCGGCATTGCGAGGTTCATTCACGCGGGAGGGGCTTGGGATGATTAAGACGGCGGAAGCACTCCGCACGGCGCGGGGACTGCTTGGCACAAGCTATGATGAGCTGGACTGCATCAACCTCATCAAAAAGGTCATCCGCGTCAGCGCGGGCGGGGAGAAAAGCTACACGACGGCAGGCACGAACGCACTCTGGGAGAGCGACGCAAACAGCGCGAAATACCGCGATTTGACATGGAAGCAGAAGGGCATTTCCGGCGCGAAGGCGGGAATGCTGGCGTTCATGGGCGTGGGTACGGGCGACGTGAATCACGTCGGACTGGTGACGGAGAAGGGGACGGTCGTCCACTCAAGCAAGAGCAGGGGCGGGACGGTCGAAACCGAGCTGACGGAGAAGAACGGCTGGAACGGGCTGGGAAAGCACAGGATGATTGAGGTGAATGGAATGGAAAAGGAATTCGGCAACGCGACGGTATCGGTCACGAGCGGCTATCTGAACATCCGCGAAGGCGCGGGCACGGCGGCGAAAATCATCGCCAAAGCCGAGAACGGAACGCGGGTGAACGTGATCCGCGAGGCGGGCGGCACGGGCTGGGTGTTCGGGAAGCTGGAAAACGGCGTAGCGGGGTACATGGCGGGGGCGTATCTGGTGGAGGACGAGAACACACCGGATGCCGATGCGGGGAACGCTGCGGACGCGGGCGGCGCGGAAACGACGACGCTCAGAAGGAGCGACGGCGTGTATGTTACGCTGGCGGGGAAATGGACGATTGCGGAGGACTGAAAGGAGGATGACCATGAACAACTGGTCGGGAATCTGGGACAAAATACTCAAGATGGCGGCACTTGCGGGCGGAGCAATCGCGGGTGCAATGGGAGGCTGGGATACGTTGCTGATCGTGCTGTGCTACATGATGGGCATTGACTACGTGACAGGATGGATCTGCGGGGCGATGGGCAAAAGCCCGAAGACGGACGGCGGAAAGCTGGACAGCAAGACGGGCTGGCACGGACTGCTCAAAAAGGCGGTCATGCTGGTGGTGGTCTTCATGGCGGCGCAGCTCGACCGCGTGATGCCGGAAGGGACGCGGGTTTTCCGTGATGCGATGGCGATGTTTTACGTCGCGAACGAGGGACTGAGCATCACTGAAAATCTGGCAATCATCGGCGTGCCGTTCCCTGCGTTTATTAAGAAGGCACTTGAGCAGATTAAGGAGCAGAACGACGAGGGAACGGAGAAGGACTGATGTGCGGCAAAATCACGTTTTCGGAATATACTAAAGATGAACGTGATGAGCTGATACAGGCGTGCGGGCTGACGGACAGGCAGAAAGAGGTGTTTGTCACCCGAGCGCAGACGGACAATCTGATTGCGACGGCGCAACGGCTGCACATTTCGCCGGAGACGGTCAAGCGCGAATCACGAAAAGTGCAGGACAAAATTAACCGCGTCAGAGCAAGGCAGAGGCGGCAGACGGACGGGCAATCGCTTGGAAGAAAAACGAGCGATTGAGCAAGACCCGGAGGGGGAGACCTTCCGGGCTTTTTTTATACCCTGAATTGACCCGGATGTGACCCGCGATGACGCGCTCAAAATGGCAGAATGGAAGCAAGAGGTGACGACGATGTACAAGCCTTACAACCCCAATCCCGAACTGACCCGCGTCGGGGACTGCGCGATACGCGCAGTATGCCGGGCAACGGGGCAGAGTTGGGAAAGGGCGTTCGTCGGGATCGCGGCGCAGGGTTTTGTATGGCACGACATGCCGTCATCGAATCGGGTCTGGGGCGCGTACCTCAGAGAGAACGGCTTTACCCGCCACAGTCTGCCGGACGATTGCCCGGACTGCTATACGCTTGCCGACTTCTGCCGAGATCATCCGACTGGATGCTATGTTGTGGCGATGAACGGGCATGTGGTCTGCGTGCAGGACGGAGATTGGTTTGACACGTGGGACAGCGGCGGAGAGATGCCCATTTACTACTGGACAAAGGAGTGAATGCCATGCCTTTTTACAATGGCTACCCGGGCGGATACTACACGCCGCCGATGAACCCGCCGATGCCGGACCAGCTGGCACAGCTCAGGCAGGGCTATCCAATGCAACCAACAGTTGCATCACAGCCGCCGCAGACCGCGCCCATCATCTGGGTTCAGGGCGAAGAAGGTGCTAAAGCGTACATGGTCGCGGCAGGGAACAGCGTCCTGCTGATGGACAGCGAAAACAGCACGTTCTACCTCAAGAGCAGCGACCAGAGCGGAATGCCGCTGCCGCTGCGGATATTCGACTATTCAGAACGGACACAGACGGCAAAAGCGCCCGTACAGGCGGCTCAGACGCCGAACGTAGAATACGTCACCCGCGCGGAATTTGACGCGCTGGCGGCAAAGTTGAACGCGCTCACGCAGGGAGGAAAAGAAGATGGGCAATCCGCTGTTTAACATGCTGGGCGGCAATATGCAGAATATGCACAATGCCCCGGGATTTGGTCAGATGATGCAGCAATTCAATCAGTTCAGAGCCAGCTTTCAGGGCGACCCAAAACAGGAAGTCCAAAAGCTCCTGCAATCCGGCAGAATGAGCCAGCAGCAGCTTGACCAGCTGCAAAGCATGGCAAGGCAGTTTCAACAACTCATGGGTTAAAATCGTGCGCACGATTTAACAAAAAGAAAGGAGATCACTATGATGGAAAACGGTATCCCGATGACCATGCCGGTCGAACCTTCCGGCAATAATCGCAATTCGTCCGGCTGGGGCGGAGACGGCGCGTGGTGGATCATCATCCTGTTCCTGTTCGTATTCTGCGGCTGGGGCGGCAATCGCGGCGGTAGCACCGGTGCGGGCGTCATGGACGGCTATGTGCTGACGAGCGACTTTGCCAACATCGAGCGCAAGCTTGACAGCGTAAACAGCGGACTTTGCGACGGCTTCTACGCGCAGGCGCAGCTCATCAACGGCGTACAGCAGAGCATGAGCAACGGCTTCATGAGCGCAGAAATCAGCAGGGCGAACCAGCAGATGGCGTTCATGCAGCAGCTTAACGCGATGCAGGCACAGCAGGCGAATTGCTGCTGCGAGACGCGCGAAGCGATCCAGGGCGTCAACTACAATCTTGCACAGCAGGGCTGCGAGACGCGCAACACCATCCAGACCACGACGCGCGACATCATCGACAACCAGAACGCGAACGCGCGCGCGGTTCTCGATGCGCTGACGGCACAGAGGATCGAAGCGAAGGACGCGAAGATCGCCGAGCAGAACCAGCAGCTCTTTGCAGCTCAGCTGGCGGCGTCTCAGGCGGCGCAGAACAATGTTCTCAAGGCGTATGTGGGTGAGCAGTTCGCCTACTACAACCCTCGTCCGGTTCCGTCCTTCCCGGTTCCGGCTCCGTACCAGTTCGGCAACTGCGGCGGATGCAACGGTTAAGTAAATAAAAGCAACTGTTCGGCATGACCGAACTGGTCGGGCGACCGATGATGCGACAAAGCGGCGGGGCTTTGCGCCCTGCCGCGTTTTTTAAGGAGATGAAATCATGGCTGAATATGGCAACAGCAACATCGTAACTGTGGCGGCGGGGCAGGTCGTGCCGCTTACGGACAGGATCGAGAGCGGGAAACCCTGTATCCAGCATCGGGACGGGGCGGGAACGATCACGCTGCGGGGACTGACGAACCAGTGTAAGGCGCGGTATCTGGTGATGTACAATGCGAACATCGCCATTCCGACTGGCGGAACGGTCGGCGCAATCTCCATGGCGCTGACAATCGCGGGAGAATCGTTGAACAGCGCGACCGCCATCGTAACCCCGGCGGCGACGGACAACTACTTTAATGTCAGCGGCGCGGCTTACATCGACGTGCCGCGTGGATGCTGCGTCAACGTTGCGCTGGAGAACACCAGCACGCAGGCGGTCAGCGTGGCGAACACCAACGTCATCGCGACGCGCGAGGCGTGAGAAAGGGGCATAATATGGAAATGAGAACGCTGAATCAGCTTTGCGAAATGTGCTGCGATGAGATCGGCGAGATCGTCGAAAAAGGGAATCTGACCTCGACGACGCTTGACCAGGCATACAAGCTCGTTGATATCATCAAGGACGTCAAGAAAATCAAGATGCTTGAGCAGGGCGAACGTTACAGCCGTGCCTACGACGGCAACGATTACGGCGGCTACGACCGCGGATACAGCTACGGCGCATATGACGGTACGGAGAGCAGCCGGGAAATCAGCCGACGCGGAGAACCCTATTACAGCAGGGGCGGCGGCAAAGAGCAGATGATGGAGCAGATCGACAACATGATGCGCGGCGCGAACGAAAGACAGAAAGACGTTCTGCGCCGGCTGCGCGAAGAGCTGAAGAACACGTGATGCGCTCGTCATAATTCGCGGCATAATCGGTGTAAAAACCTGCTTACACAGTGTTAAATCCCGCTTACATCGTGTAAGCAGAATTTAACATTTTACCCTTGTAAAATAAGGAAAAATTAAAGGAATCTAGCAATAGCTAGATTCCTTGTTTGGTGCCGGTGGCGGGGGTCGAACCCGCACGGAAACGCCCTAAAATCTCTTATTTTACTAGACTTTTTGTTTCTCCGTGTCATAATTCGCGGCATAATTATTTATATTGGCAGGATTTGCCGCCGAGCAGCGCGGCGTTGTGAGACGCAATCGCGTCGGCTACGGCATCGCGCTTTTTGCTCATCGTGTGCTGGTAGACGCGATTGAGCATATCGAGCGTCGCGTGTCCCATGCGCTCCTGAGCGTACTTGGGCGGGACGTTGAGGGCTGCCATGACGGAAGCGGCGTAGTGGCGCAAGTCATGGAAGCGACCTGGGAGATTGAGCTTATTACAAAGACGCATGTACGAATCTGTGATGCTGGCGGGCGTCATGCCGGTGATGGTCTGCGGCGGCTGATGACCGAAGTTGCGGACAGCGGAGACGACGAGCGCATCCAGACCACGCAGGACGCGGTTACCGCTGCGGGACTTTGGGGCTTTGGTGACATAGTCGCCGCACTCATCCATGGCGAGGGACTTGCTGATGGTGACCGTTCCCGCGTCGAAGTCGAAGTCATCCATTGTCAGGGCGGCGATTTCGCCGCGGCGCAGACCCAGCGTTGCGGCGAGGACGACCGCGACGTAGAGGTTAGTATTGTGAGCGCGGAGGTAGAACAGCGCACGCTGCACATCCTCATCCTGCGGGATGGTCATCTCTTTGCGGTCGGGTTCGGGGAGGATTAGCCCCTGCGTCGGCGGCTCGATTCCGGCGTGCTTCATAGCGGCAGAGAGGAAGCCGATCTTATTGCGGACGGTCTTCGGGGTTGCGCCGGAGCGCGTCCAGTCATTGACCACAGATTGCAGTTCGGCACGTGAGATTTTGGCTATGGGCTTTGATTCGAGAGCTTCAAAGCCGTTGCGCCGCATGGCGGCATAGCCGCGGATGGTGGACGGAGAGCGACCGGCGGAGCGGCAGGTATCGAGGTATTTATCCATCGCCTGAGCCAGCGTCACACGCCCTGCCAGATGCGCAGAAACGGCGTTCTCGCGGTTCTCATCGAACTCGGCAATCATTCGCCTTACATCGGCTTTCGTCGCGCCGGAGACGGAAATATAGCGGTATCCGCCGGACGGGAGTTTTTCGCCCGTAGAGATGCGGGCGCGGTAACCGGTTTTTGTCTTTTCGATTTTAGGCATAATTAAACCTTCCTTTCTATATTGCGAAAGGAAGGGAAATATGGTATCATATAGATGTTCCCTTCTTTCGCGGTTGTCAGGGGGGTGCCATCGTCCTGTCTGTGTTAGCGCACGGACAGGGCTTTTTTTTAGTTTTCGATCCGGACATCCTGAGTTTTATGGCAGTATGGGCAGGGAGCAAAATTTCGCTCGATCGCCTCGTATACTGACATCGCTGCAACATATTCGGAATTTATGTTCGGCTCAAACTTACAAAACATTCTACTTAAATGATAATATTTTCCGTTTTTTAAGTCTACATAACATTTCTGATTTTTATCCACAGGATATCGGATTGTTGCAGAGCGGTCTATGTGCGTCTCATAAATCTCACGCAGGCAAAACGCGCCCGAAACGCCCAAGAAAACGCTAAACGTAATAAGCAAAACAAATTTTTTCATAGTCAGCCTCGCAGAATCAACGGATTCATGTCGAAATAAAACCTTTTTGTACAGATAACTTAATGCTTTTGTCGAAACTATTATACTCACAAAAGATGAGAGTATAATAGTTATAAGGAAGTGATGGCATGAAAGAGAGCCGCCCGAAGAACGTCACCTCACACAGAGCGCGGCGAGCCGCGCCGACCACCACCCCAATTGAATTTGAGCGGGAGAGAAAGGAAATCATCGCGATTGCAGAGATGCTGACCGACGGTGAAGACCTTTACTACCTACTCGGAACGGCGAGGGCACTGCTTAAATTAGAAATGAAGCGTACCCCACCTGTCACTTGATTTCCTTCTTCAAGAAGGAAATCATTTCGTCCAGCAGCTCGTCCGGCATCGCTGAAAGGATGCGGATGAGCTGCTTTTTGTTTTCGCTCGCGCCACGCATGATATTTGCCAAACGCTCCGCGTCGTCTTCAGACTGCTTGAGCTTCATGTCACCTTCGCCGGTGCAAAGCCAAACTTTATTGATATCAGGGAAAATCTGACAAATCGTAACAATTGTAGACATCGGAACGTCTTTCCCATTCTCATACCCTGCAATCGTTGGCTGTTTCAACCCGATTTTTTCCGCAAATTGCGTCTGATTCAGGTTGTAGACACGGCGAATCTCTTTAATCCGTTTTTCCAAACTTAAACCTCCTTTCTGGAATTATTATAGCACTGGTTTTATCGGAAATCAATATTTTTTTAAAAATAGTATTGACAATGATATTGAAATACGATAAAATGATATCGTAAATCAATAAAGCAGAAGAAAGGAGAAGATACCCATGGCAGACAAGGCATCGAACGCCGTCATCATCGGCAACATCCGACGTAACGCCATCATCATCGGCAATATCCGACGGATTCTGGATGAAAGAGGGATTCGCCACGGCAAGGTTGCGGACAACCTCGGCATGTCCAGACAGTCGTTCAGCTGCATGATGGCTGGGCACAAGATTATCCGAGCAGAGTACATCCCCATCATCGCCAAGACGCTGGGCTGCACCTGCGACGACATCTTCCGGATGCCGGAGGGCAACGAAAAAGCCGCGCAGTAAAAAATCCCCACCGACAACGGCAGGGATTTGGCTATGAACGATTCACGATTTTGTCAAGGATGCAAAAGAGGATTCCTCTCAGCTGCCACAAGCACCAGTAAACAAAATATCCAATGCTCAAGGCGTAGACATCGACAGCACCCCAAACGAGACAGGTTATGGCGATGACTGCGACTGGTCGTGAGATATGGATATCAAACGACCAGTGGAATAGAGACTCGTAGACCTCAACGCAAAGGATAAGGATTGCGATGAATGGCAGATTGTCATAATCATGCCAATGATAGCGCAGGACAAAAGCGATGGCGCAGAGGATCTTAAATTGCAAACCAAACATACATACATTCCCTCTTTTCGCGGCTTAATAGGTACATTATAACACCTAATGGCACGAAGATAAAGAGAATGTGAAAAAGAAAGGAGGCTTTACGGATGAGACAAAAGAGACGTCCACCATTCAACAGTACGCGCTACTACATCGAAGAAGTGGTTCGCTATCGCTCCGGCTATGAAGCTGGTGAGAGAAGTGTAGATAGCTATTTTCCACTCATGAGCGAAATGCAGCTTGCGATCCTTATCAGCGTTCGCACGATCCGCTTTACGCTCTGCCTGCTGCTTGGCTTCTTCCTCTATTTCGCGCTGGCGGCGATCTTGTTCTAAATGCAGGGCTTGCCGACCGGGGGAATCCAAAGCGAAGAACAGATCTGAAGCATTGTAATACGGCAGATATGAAAAATTTGGGTCAGGCGGCACAATCTTCACAAAGCCCGCCTTTTTCAAAAATAGTAGTTCAGCATAATCATTGATGTCGAGAGAGGCACTAATCCGGATACGCTGGGTTTCCAGATCTGACAAGAGCTTCAACTGGTACTGAGTTAAATTCATAATATCACCCCCTTTCCTGTCCAGTATAGCACAGATTCGGACGGAGCGGGGAGAAAGGAAGGAAACGCACATGAAAAAGAAGGACAAGGCGACCAAGCTGGAGCTGGCGGCGAATCTGGTCAAGGCGTTGCCGGAGAGCAGCGAGCAGACCGCGCTGGCAGTTGCCGCGGCAATGCTGGCTGGCTACAACATGGGCAAGATGGCGGCGCAGGGGGCGTAAAAAAAACCGCCGCCCGACCGGGCGACGGAAGCGAAAAGGAAATAATATCTGCTGACATTATAACGCGAAAGGGAGAAAAAGTCAATGAAAGCTTACAAGGGATTCAACAAGGACATGACTTGCGCGCCGGATGGCTGCAAGCCGTTCCAGTACAAGGAGGGCGAAACCTATGAAGAGCCGGAAGCAGACCTCTGCGCGAAAGGTTTCCATGCTTGCCTTGACCCGCTGGACTGCCTGAACTACTACAACATTTGCGACAGCGTGTACCACGAGGTCGAGCTTGACGACGTGAGCGATCAGCGCGAAAAAAACGAGACCAAGGTCTGCGGCAAGAAAATCAGGATCGGTGCAAAGCTGAGTATCAAGGATATTGTAAGAGCATCCGTCGATTTTACAATGAAGAGCGTCAAAAAGGAGGGCGGCACAAATTCGGAATACTCCGCCCAGCTCGCCAGCAGCGGATACAACGCCCAGCTCGCCAGCAGCGGATACTCCGCCCAGCTCGCCAGCAGCGGGAAAGACAGCGTGGTGATGTCTGCTGGCATTGGCGGGAAAGTAAAGGCTGCGGTTGGAAACTGGATTGCAATCGCCGAGTGGGAAGTGAAGGATTCTCATTATGCCCCAGTTGGCATTGTGGTGGCGAAGGTGGACGGCGAAAAGGTCAAAGCGGACACATGGTACAAAGCAGAAAACGGACAGATGGTCGAAGTTGAGGAGGAGTGACCTATGCCGAAAGTCAGAGCGTTGACGGAGGCGGAGCGGCGCAGGCAAGCCAATAAAGCGCGGGACGACGCGCTGATGAGCCTCATTACCGAAGAGCGGGCACGCAAGCAAATCACGCTAACGGAGCTTGCGGCGAAGCTCGGCATGAGCCGCGTCTGCCTGTACAGCAGATTCAAATCGCCGAGCGATTTTACACTCAAGGAGTATCGCGACATCTGCGCGATGCTGGGAATGGAGGTGAGGGTATGATTTGGGAGGCACTGGCGGTCTTAGACCTCTTCGTGTTGGCGGTAACGCTGGTCTATCTGGTCGTTCGCATTGAACAGGAGGTGCAACGTGAGCGGCAGAATGACAAAGCCCAATAAACGACCGGGATACCCGGTCTGCATCTGCAAGGGCAACGGACAGATTGAGCTATATGACCCGAGCGCATGGCGCAGGGCGGAGTGGAAAAGGATTCAGAGAATCGAAAAGGAGGAAAAAGCGCATGCTTCCCAAAGTCGGAACGAAAAGATTTGTGATTGACGGAAATGTAATGATGCTGACGGGTGCAATCCATGATGACGGGGTGGCACGGTATCAGCTGGATTTAAGTTTAAAGCTCGGCGTGCCGGTGACCTACAAAGAGATTGTCAAAATGCTGGAGGATATGGATGCGGATATCTCCGACGTGTTGAAACTGCGAACGGTCTACAAGCGGGATGACAAGGGCGAGCTGGTTTTCGACGAGAATGGGCGGATGATCGAAAACGGACACCGCATCGACAATGATTTTGTGGCGTGCTTTGAGAGGGAGTGGGGCAATGCACAGTCGGAGTGATTTTATTCGCGCGGGCAATGCTGTCAATGCGTTCGTGGACGGGGGCGGCGTGGTTGCGCCGGACGTGCTGGAGGCGATACAGACGCTCAAGGACGGATGTATCGAGCTGATCCACATCCCGATGTGGATCAGGAAGCACTACGCGGCGTACGGAGGTGACGAGGATGGCATATCCGTGCAAGATCTGGATTAAAGACGAGTGCGACGGCTGCGGGCGATGCGAGGACGAGGACGAGCGACCGATGGCATACGGCAGACCGTACTACGGCGGACTGGACGACTGGGACGGCGACGCAGTGAATGACCCGATGGACAAGTGTAAGGAGGATTGGTGATGGCAGAAACCCCAAAGATATTCAGCGCGATTAACGCGGTCATGCGCGACCTCGGCGCGGTCACAAAGGACAAGCGCAATCAACAGCAGGGCTTTAATTATCGCGGTGTCGATGATGTTATGAATGCGCTTAACCCGCAGATGGTCAAGCATAATCTCTTTTGCGTGCCGGAGGTCATTAGGCAGGAGCGCGAGGAGAGAAAGACGGTAAAGGGCAACAATCTGATATACAGCATCGTTACGATGAGATACACGCTGTATGCGGAAGACGGAAGCAGCATTCAGGCGGTTGTCGTCGGCGAAGGCATGGACAGCGGCGACAAAGCGACAAACAAGGCGATGGCAATCGCCTATAAATACGCAATGTTCCAGATTTTCAGCATTCCGACAGAAGAAACCGTACCGGAACCTGACAAGGACACACCTGATGAGAGCGAGCCGATCATCCCGCGACTGATTTGCGCAGTGTGCAAAGGAAGCATTCTCAGCCTGAGCAACAAAAACGGCGTAATCATCAAGGACGCGCAGAGTGTCGCGGAATTTACGGAAAAAGAGAGCGGGAAAAAGCTCTGCTGGGGCTGTTATAAGGCGTGGGAGGCTGAGGGCAAAAAATGAATCAAATTACCGTAACCGGCAATGTCGTCCATACCCCTGAGATGAGGACGACGCAAAGCGGCATGACCTGCTGTAATTTCAGCGTCGCCGTCAAGCGAAAATTTAAAAACAAGACGACGCAACAATACGAAACGGATTTCTTCGACGTGACGGCTTGGGGCAACCTCGGCAACATCTGTCAGATGTACGTCGAAAAAGGGAAAAAGGTGCTGGTCGTCGGCGAGATGCAGAGCAGGGACTACGAGGGACGAGACGGCACAAAGAAGCGGGCTTGGACAATTAACGCTGACACGGTCGAATTCCTGTCGCAGAAACCTCAAGACGAGGCGGCACCACAGTCTCCTGCGGCGGCTGCGGGATTCACGTCCATTCAGGTCGATGACGACGAGCTGCCGTTTTAATCAACGCAGGGGTAACCCTGCACATGGCGGTCAGCTCAGGGAGCAGCCTGTCTTGCGGATAGCAGCGCGGGCGGGCAGGAGTGGCTCGATACCACCGACCGCCAAGCAGAAGTGTCAAAGCATGTCACCTTTTACCAAACGACCGCGCCGGAGAGAGAGGCGGCGCACGCGCCACACAAAACCGAATAAAAGCAAATTCATACTGACAGCCCGGAAAGACGGGCAACCCCATTTTTTCGACAGCGGGAAAGACCGCAAAAAAAATCATCGTTTCCAAATGGCATTGCTGGCGGGTCAAACCGTCAGCAACATGGCAAGCATAGCAGGTATCAGCGGGGCGTTCCTCCTCAAAAGTCGTTCATCTTTCTCCTTGTTTTCTCTCGGATTTGACGCGAAGCATCTTGCCCAGCTGCCCTGTTCGATTCAGGGGCTTGCCACAATTTTTCAAAAAAAGCGAAAGGGGATAATAGATTGAGACGGGAGCAATTCACGTTCTATCGGAGTTATTACGATGCGCTCAAGAATCTGCCCGAGAAGGAACGGGCGAAAGTTTTGTTCGCGATACTGGAATACGCTTTGGACGAACAAGAGCAGAACAAACTTGAAGGAGTTTGCGCCGCGTGCTTCCTTTTGATTCGTCCGACGCTGGACAGCGGGAGAATCAAAGCGGCGAATCGCAAGAACAAAACGAAAACAAACGAAGAACAAAACGAGAACAAAGCGGAAACAAGAGCGGAACAAAACCGCAAGGAGAAAGAGAAAGAGAGCGAGAGAGAGGTAGAGAAAGAGAGAGAGAGAGAGGTAGAGAGGGAGAACGATAGTTCTCCCCCCAAAGCCCCCGTCGCTGCGCGACGCTTCACACCACCCACGGTTGAGGACGTCGCGGCGTACTGCCGGGAGAGAGGGAGCAACGTAGACGCACAGCGGTTTGTGGACTTCTACGCCTCGAAGGGCTGGAAGGTCGGCAACGCAGGCATGAAGGATTGGCATGCAGCTGTTCGCACTTGGGAGGGCAGGGACAACCGGATGCCCGCGGCGGGAGCCGGAGGGGCACACAGGACGACAAATCCGTTTTTGCAGTTGGCTCAAGAGCTGGAGGAGCGTGAAGGACGATGACAAAAGCGCAAACCATGAAAATACTGGCAATCATTCGGGCGGCATATCCGCGCTTTTACGTCGGCACGACCTTGGACGACGCAGACGCGGCGGGCAATCTCTGGCACAGCTTTTTCGCAGACGACGACGCAAGCCTTGTCAGCGACGCGGTCAAGACGTTTATTGCAAACGATACCAAGGGCTTCCCGCCCGTCGTCGGGCAAATCAGGGAAAAGCTGGACGTCATCAACCAAGCCGTTCACGGCTTTGAGCTGACCCCTCAAAATGCTTGGGGGCTGGTCAAAAAAGCCATGAAGGACGGCGCGTATCACAGCGCAGAGCGGTTTGCCGAACTGCCGGAGGTGGTGCAGGAGGTCGTCGGATCGCCGAGCCAGCTGTACGAGTGGGCAGTCAGCAATGACGGCGTGAGCGAGAGCGTGATTGCCAGCAATTTTCAGCGCAGTTTCGCTGCACGCGCCGCCGTACACAAGGAGATTCGCATGATGCCGGGCGACGTACGGGCGCGGATCGACGCGGACAGACAGATGATTGCCGGAGGGCGAGACGCGTCGAAGCTGCAAGCCGCAAGCGACGATATGGACGAGTACGCGAAACAGCTGCGGGAGATGACGCCGGAGGAGCGGCACAGATATTTTGAGAGCATCGTGGTTAATCTGGACGATGTGGAGGGATAGCATTGATTTCAGGGAAAAACGCGCTGACCTGCTCTGCCGGCTTAAAAGACGCACCGGAGAGGACGTGCGAGGCTTGCGGCAAAACGTTTCGAGCGGGAGAGCAGTACGCATACAAGCTGTGGAGCAGCGCGGCGCACAAAAAGCACGACTGGTATTGCAGCTATACCTGCTATCGGACAGTAACCAAGCCGCTGGAGGAACGGCAAAAGGCGCAGTTTGATAGCATTCAGCGCGACGCGGTTAAATCCGAGGAGCGGCGCAGGGAGTATGCACGTACGCTGTACCAGCGGCAAAAGAAGCGCGAACAGCGACAGACCAAAGCCGCGAAGGAGCGCGAGCAGAAGCAAAACGAGACCATAGCGCAGATGATTGCGAGGATGAAGCGGGAATCTGAGCGGCGAAAAAAGCAAAAAACACAACTGATGAGGGGGAATGACGGATGGACGCAATGCTGAACGAATTGCGCGATGAAATCTACGATGACGCGGTGGCTCATGGGCTGTGGGATGAGGGCTATCTTTGGAAAACGGTGAGTATCAACGATGTTCTGAGAGATTCTGGAGCTTTGCAGCTTTACAAAATCGCAAACACCGAGCGAGAGACGATGCGAGTTAACGCAGCACTGCGCGTATTTCTGGAAAACCAAGAACTTTTAGAATCTGTACTCGAAGAAGATCACTTTCGCGAGGAGCTGGCGGACGTTATCATCCTGGTGCTGTCTGCCGCTGGGTATCTGGGCATCGACATTGACAAGGCGGTGCGGGAGAAGATGGAGATCAACCGAGGACGTGAATGGAGGCACGGAAAATGAAGGCGCTTGTAGCCTGTGAGGAATCGCAGGAGGTCTGCAAAGCATTCCGCGCCCGAGGACATGAGGCATACTCGTGCGACATCCAAGAACCTAGCGGCGGTCATCCCGAATGGCACATCCTCGGCGATGCGCTAAAGGCTGTCGAGGGGGGACAAGTGGTGACGATGGATGGACAAACGCATGAGGTGGGCAAGTGGGACTTGCTGATCGCGCATCCGCCTTGCACTTATATATCAAATGCAGGGGCGCGGCACTTGTGGAAAGGGCATGAATTGCAGCCGGATCGCGTGATGAAGGGGATTCAAGGTCGAGACCTGTTCATGCGCCTGTGGTGGTGCGACATTCCGCGTATTTGCATAGAAAATCCAGTGCCGAGCAAGGTATTTTGTCTGCCACCGTATACGCAGATCATTCAGCCGTATCAATTCGGGCACCCGTATACCAAAAAAACGTGCCTTTGGCTAAAGAAATTGAAACTGCTTGTACCGACAAACGAGGTTGAGCCGATTGCGACATGGTGTCCTTCCGGCTCGTATTCGGGCGAGCATGGAGAAAGGTACAGAGGAATGTTTACCACGGACAGAGCTAAGAACAGAGCAAAAACATTTTCGGGCGTCGCACGGGCGATGTCGGAACAGTGGGAGGAATGACCGATGAAATGTAGATGGTACGCCGATCTTGAAGGCGTCTGCACCAATGGCGAGTGCCCGTATCGCGGCGATACATGCCCGACGAGCGAGTACCCGGAGGTGTGCAGGCATGCGGAGGCAGTGCGTCCAAAGGCTGTTGAGCTTGTGAACAGGAGGGCAGAGCATGAGTGATTACATCAGCCGGGAGGCACTGGCAAAAGAGATGTGCAAAGCAATCTGCGGAGAAGAACGCAACTTATGCGTCAGCGCACCGAGAAACTGCCATCAGCGGTGTATGGTTCCTATTTACGCCGCTCCCACCGTCCAGACAGAGGTGCGGCATGGGCGGTGGGAATGGGCAGACGATGGATATTGTCGATGCTCAGAATGCAGACAACGCGCTCCTGTGGTTTACGGCGTTTTGGTAGAAGACCATCAGGACGAGCCGCGAACAACAATGACCAACTTCTGCCCCAACTGCGGCGCAAAAATGGATTTGGAGGGCGAAAATGGATAACGAAATAACTTACATGGACTGCTGGCACTTTGTCGCCCCAATGATTCCGGTGAACACCGACTACGCCCGGAGTATCTACTGCATGGTGTTCTACGCTCTCAAAGAAGCGGATGAGAGGCAGTTGAAAAAGAAAGTGGTGAAAAAAGATGAGGTGTGACTTCCCCACGCCGGGTAGCAAGTGGACGCTACAGGGGTGGAGCTACTACGAGAAGCCGAATGTTACCCACTGGATGCCGCTGCCCGAGCTGCCGAAGGAGGAAGAGCAATGAAAACGCCGGAAGAGATCAAGAAAGCCGTGAGTTTGTGCATTTTGTGTGAGAGATGCACGGATTGCCCGTATTGCGAGAGCGAGAGCGAGACGGGATGTATGTCCGTGCTGAATGCTGACGTGCTCGCCTACATCGAGCAGCTTGAAGCGGAAAGAGAGGGAAAGAGCGATGAGTGAAAAACCGAAATGCCCCGGATGCGGGGCTGACATGGAGTTGATGCAGATGCTTTTGTCTAATTCCTCGTTTTACTACGCCTGCGCGAAATGCGGCTGGGGTTCGCCAGTCGGCGTTGATCCTGAATCGGCGTTCCGAATGGCGATGTGCCGCGCCGAGCCGAAGAACCGCGTGCTGACGCTGGAAAAGCTGAAAGCATATTGCGAAGGCGGCGCGGATGCTGCGCCGTTGTGGTATGAAAGCAAGGATTATAGCGACGTAAATCGCTGGATGGTGATTGACCTTCCGAAACATGTTTTCGGCAGCGCGGCAACGGTAAATTGTTTCATAAATAGCCATTTTTTTGAACCAACCTATGGGGAAGAATGGCGCTGCTGGCTGAGGAAGCCGACGGAAGAAGAGATGGAGGAAACGCCGTGGAACGGAGGTGCGGAAGAATGAGCAGGATTAAAGGACGCTATGTCGCTCAGGTCGTTATCGAGATGGATGTCGATGAGAATAAACCACATCTGAAAACCTTCGACCAATTACGGGATACTTATGAAAATCAAATGACAGATGGAATAAAGGATATATTGGCAGAACATTTTGATGTATCTTTTGTTACCGTGACCGTGGAAAAGAAGTTTGCGGACGTTTGGAGGGCTGACGATGAAGCTGATTGATGCGGATGAACTGGAAAAGGTGTGGACAATCGCAAGCCCAGAACCATACAGCACAGATGCAGCAGAAGTGCTTGATTCGATTAGGGGCGCTCCAACAGTTGATGCCGTACCCGTTGTGCATGGGCGGTGGGAAAGGGCAGACGATGGATATTGTCGATGCTCAGAATGCAGACAACGCGCTCCTGTAGTTTACGGCGTTTTGGTAGAAGATTGGCAGGACGAGCCACGAACAGTAATGACCTACTACTGCCCCAACTGCGGTGCTAAAATGGATTTGGAGGGCGAGAATGAATAACGCGCCATGCCGCGACTGCGCGAGCCGCGAGGTCGGCTGTCACGCGGGATGCGAGAGGTACAAGGCGTATGCAGAGCAACGCGAAAAAGTGCGGCAGAGCAGGCAAGATTTTTGTATCGAGCGGACGGGCGAAAAACGCCGCCATCAGCGATGGCTGGATTACGAAAAGCGCAAGAGCAAGGGGGGGAGCGACATAAGGATTTTGGCAATCGACCCGGGCACGACGCAGAGCGCGTACGCGCTGCTCAGTGACGAGTATCAAGTGCTGTCGGCGGACAAAGTTGAAAACGGCGTGATGATGGACATCATCGCGTCAACGCCGGGGATTGACGCGGTCATCATCGAGGACATGGAGCCGCGATATCCGCGAAACGGAAAGGACAGCAACGCGGCGGGCGCAATCGTCGGGGCAAGCACCTACACCACGCTCAAGTGGATGGGCAAATTTGACCTGACGGCACAGGTGCGGGGCATTGCCGTACACTGGATTTACAGGCGGGACGAGCGGGCGGCACTCATCCGCAAAAAGGAGCTTCCGGCGGACGCGCCGAAGCACGCAGACGGTCAGATTCGCGCCGCGCTGATTGCGAGGTTTGCGGTACACGACAAGGTCAACGGAAAGGGAACGAAAGCAAAACCGGACACGTTTTACGGCGTGTCCGGCGACATGTGGCAGGCAATTGCAGTGGGGGTGACGTGGCTTGATAAGCAGAGGACGGGAGGCGGCGACAAATGCGGATCGAGAAGAAGGACGCGCAAGCGTTGATTGACTGCGGCTTTGCGGCGTACGATTACAAGACAGAGCTGGAGCTATACGCCAACCGCGACGCCAAGGGGAGCGGATTTGACGGCATGCCCAAGCGAAGAGGGGCGGCGCGAGGGCTTGACGACAAGCTTGTCCGCGAGCAAAGCGCGAAAAAAAAACTGTATGAAAAGCATACAGTTTTTTTGCGTGCCCAGCGGCGGGCGATGAAAGCATTGGATGCAATCGTCGCGGGGCAGCCTCAGCAGGGCGAGTATATCATGGGCTTGCGGTCGTTTCTGAAGCTGTTTTATGTAGACGGCATGCCGATGAAGGCGGCGTGGAGGGAGGCGGGCATTGCGGAGCGGACGGCGCGGAGATACAAGGCGCAGGTCGTCAGGGCGGCGAAGGGCAAGAGGGCGTGATTCAGCGCGCAAAAAAGGCTTGTACAGGGATGTACAAGCCTTGAATTTTATTTGACAAGATCGACCGTAAAATCATCAGCGTGCAGATCGCCATCTTCCACGCCGTCAAAGGTGACGGTGCGGGTCATCAATTTTTCTTCAGACCAGTCTTTTGCGGGGTCAAAGCCTACGAGGATTTCAGAGCAGTTCCAGCCTTTGACGGTGATGACGCATTTTGTTTCGCGCCGCTGGATGCGGACGCTTTGCACCATATAACCCGATACGCCAAACATCCGGGCGGCGCGCATGATCCTTTCCCAGTTGCATTTAATAGCTTCTTCCAGAGGATACTCGATTCCGGTTTCGGCAGTGATGTCGGAATAGCCTAGGACAATGCGCATTTCATCAGACGCCCAAACATGATGCTCTTCGGGGTGATAATCCGGGTTGGCGGAAATGTACTCGTCACGTTTGGCGCGGCTGCCGAAGATCAGGTTGGTGGTGTTTTTGACTGCATAATACTTTTTCATGATTTTTTTCCTCCTATCTCAATCCCACATGTGCTCGCTTGTTGCCTCGTGCCACTCAGTCTCCATGTCATTGATGACCTTTTCCCAGTCATCGCCGTCAAGGATGCGCTCGACGGCTTTTCTGCCCGCGCCGGCTTTGTGGTAGTTGGCAGAGCAGGAGTAGCTTTCCGCGCGGAGCATCGCAGCTGCCGCCGGGTATTTCGCGCTCAGTTCTTCCGGATCGCTCTTGGGCTTGGCGGGGTAGATGCCGTTGCCGCTATCCACAGCCCGCGCGAACGCTTCTCGGTAAGCCGCCTGTTCTTCCTTCGCCGCTTCGAGTTCCTTGAGACCGGGAATCGCATCACGGAAATTCCGGCGACGCTCGGCGGTTTCGCGCTCTTCGGCTTCCTCGGCAAGCAGCGCGGCCTTGATCTCCTGCATCTCGGCCGGATGCGCCTTGACCAGCTTGACGGCCTTTTCGCGCGGCGATACGGCCATCTTGTCGCCCATCAGGGTGAATCGTGCGCCGGAGTGTTCGAGGATTTCGAGCGCGGCGGTGGATAGCCGCTGCTTGTATTTTTCGTTCATTTTTCCGCCCTCCCTCAGAATATTACCTGCGGCTTATAATCGCCGCTATCGCGGTCAAAGTGCATCAACTTCAGATGCACGCCATTTTCCGCGCACGCGGCAATGACTGCCGCCGTAGCCGCCGTCAAGCCGGTGACGTAGACCACCAGCGCACGACGACCGCGGAAGCACTCCGTGTCCGTGTAATCGTTGCCGTTGATCGGCTGGGCGCACACAGATTCAACGCCCACGCGATCGAGAATGAACTTGACCGCGCCCGCCTTGAGACCGTCAAAATCCAACGGGTTGACGGTCTCGGGGTAGATATACTCCGCTACCGGCAGCGGGTGACGAGCGGCGCAAAGCCCAACAATGATCTTCTCCATTTTTTTCTCCTTTCTTCGCTTCCCGTCTGCCGGGAGTTGAAATCACGCCTTGTAATTGCGGCAGCGGACACCCGCACCGCGACGGGAACAGGTCAGCCGCTTGCAGGACGCGCAAGCACCGACACCCTCGCAGGTGATCGGCTCATATACGGGGATTGCCTCGTATATGTCAGGATTGACTCCCTGCACCTCCCAGCGGTTAGCCCATTGGGTCTTCACCGCCTCGGCGGGGATGGAGTTCGCCGGGAAGCTCCGCCCCTCGTAATCTGACCGCTCGATCTCGTAGCCGGTCAGCCGATACCCCTCGCGCGGGGGGAAGACAAACGGCTCCCAGTCCGGAGCGGGATCTGCGGAGACGCTGCGGCGCGGCTCTTGCTGACCGTCGTCCTCGACGATGACGCGGTAGTCGCTGTCCCCAGCGTATTCGCGCGCCTCCTCCGCAGTGATCTCGTGGCGGGCGATATCCTCGCCCACCAGATAATACTTTTTACCCATAGTTCATTCCTTTCTTCCCCCTCACGCGAGGGGGGAACGCACTTGGATTAATTATATCATTAACGTTACTCGGCGTAAACTAAAATCGAGTTTAGTTCGCCGCGAACGTTGCGCATGTAGTCGCATGCGTTGTTATATTGGTTGACGAGCCGCGGTAGTTCGGCGGCGCATTTTTGATAGTGCGCTGTCTGATCGCGGTAGTAGGTCAGCCGTTCTTCCAGCTTTTCGGCTGTCAAGCGCGGATTTTGAGCGTTGGCAAGCTCAAAATCCCAATGCCAGCGGTATCCGGGGATCCGCTGCCCCTGCTCGTCGAGCTTCGCAATGAGCAGGGCGCGCGGATGGTCTTTGCTGTAATCCCGGATATAGTAGGACACAGCGTAACCGGCTCCAACGGCCTTCTGCACGGCCTCGACGCTTCGGCGGTCAAAGATACGACCGACCAGCCCAGAACGTGTCTTGATGGCCAGCAGCAGCCGCCAGCCCTCTTGGTGGTGCGCTGCTCGGCGTGAAAACGCAGACAGCGCGCTGTCAACGTCTTCCGCGCTGACGGGATAGAGGTGATCGGTGTTATAGCTCACCGTCATCACCTCCAAAGGTTGACATGTGGCTCATAACGGGCACACAGGCCGCCAGAATGGCGGCGGTCGCGGAAAAAAGAAACCAAAACATTTTTTACCTCCTTGCTTTCCCGTTGCCGGGGCTTTGTAGAGCGTCCACGTGTCGGGCGCTCTGAAAACCTCGATCACTGTGCAAGCGCGTAGCGGTAAGAGCCGGTAACGCGCTCGCTGCCGTACTTGGCGCGGATGTCGTCCATATCTTGACGGCGGCGGGAGTGACCGCAGGCGGCTTCTTCGGGACGCCAGTACCATGCTTTTTTTGTACTCGCCCAGCGATAGCCCGCAGCCTTGAGCGCGTCGCGGTGCTTGTAGGTGTCTCCGCTGACCCACAGCCACGAGCCGCACAGCTCGATTTCAAGCCCGTCCAAATTGATGATATTGTAGACGGCTTCGCGGTAGGCGGTCGCCATGTCGGCGACGTTTTGCGCCTGCTCGGCAGTCGCTTCGGTGCGCCCGTCCGGCGCGACGTGGGAGAGGCGGCGGACAAGCTCGTCATACTCGGCATTGATTGCCTTCATGACTTCGTCGCCCTCTTCGGGGTGCAGGTCGGGGTGGTGCGCCTTGGCAAGCTCGCGGTATCGGGCTTTCAAGGCTTGGAGGTCGGCGCAGTCGTCAAAATAACACGTTTTCATTCTTTGCTCCTTTTCTGCCCCTCTTGGGGGCGGCGCGGTTGTCTTAGCCTGCCATCATCAGCGCATGGAGGCAATCCCATGCGGACGCCCGGAAGGGCGTTTCGGCTGTCTCAGCGGTCGGCGTGCTGCTCGATGTAACGGAGCGCAAGCTCGTACAAATAGGAGCATCTCCAGCCCTCCGGCATGTTGAGCGTGCAGGCGGCGCAGTTGCTGCAATGCTCGTAAGTGTTGATGATGGACTGCGCCTGCTTGAGGTCGCGGATGTAATAAGTAGACATGTGTTTCGTCCTTTCTGCCGCCTGTCGGCGGCGGTCGCGGTTGTGGTGTGTTCGGCTCGGTTTCCCTTGCTGTGGCTACAGTATACCAGTAGACTGGAATTTCGACAATACCGGAATATCAGACAAATATTCAAGTCTACTTGTATATGAATTTTGTGCAAGTTGTACAAGTTGACTGGAAAAGCGTAAAGTGGTATACTATGGATGAGGAGGTGAAAGGAGCATGCCGACGACATCAGCCGCCAAGATACGCGGCAATATCGCCTACAACCGCCGCCAAGACAGCATCACCATACGCCCATCCAAGGACAAGGGCGGCGCGGTACGGGCTGCCGCTGCTGCTGCTGGGCAGCCTGTGCAGGTCTACATCATGCAAGCCTGCTTTGAGCGCATGCAGCGCGACGGCTTCACGCCTCCAGCAGCTCCGGACGCTGGAGACGACAAGACCCCTTGACAACACCCCGACGGGCAGACGCTCGCCGGGGCTTTTTTGTCGCTTCCGTTCGCTGATCCGGTCCCGCAATCGCGCAGGTTGGCAAGGTGGGACATGTTGCGGCATGCTTGACGATGTGTTATTGTATAATCGTCCCCGACGGCGGGACGAGGTCGCGGACTTCGTCGCCGCCTCAGGGCGGCGATTATACGTTTTTTGCGGCTGTGCGGCTTGCGCTGTGCAGCCGCTTACCTATATCTAGCCGCTTGACGAGCGCACAGACACGCGCACCAGCTGACGCGGGGCAGAGCTGACGCACGCAGGAGCGCAGGCGTGTAGCACGTTGGACAGGCGCAGAGGATGCAGAGGGCAAGGACGCAGGGCACGAGCAGAGGCGAGGGCGAGCAGGGGCGCAGGCTTCACCGTGCGACGATGTGCGCGAGGGGGGGCGGGTGCTTATGATATAGGTAGAGACGGCACCAGCCCGGGCGGACGGGCGCAGGCTCACAGCTGCGGACGCACTCAGACGGGCAGCACGCTGACGAGCGTACTTATATAGATAGGATTGGCGGCGATTATGCCGCAGATTATGACGCGGCGCGGGGCTGATGGTCTGATAATGTAGATATTGTGAGGATTGCGAGGGGCTAGCGTGTGGGATGAGTACCCGCACAGGGCGGAGCCCTTGCCCACGTGCGAAAGGCAGAATTTTGAAAGCAGATTCGCGGAAGGGCGGCGGGGGATGCGGAATTGACCACCTCAGGCGCGCCTACGGGCGCGATACATATGCCTCCCCGCCCTGCGGGTGTTCCCCCTGCCGGGCAAGCGGAAGCAAAAGCGGAAAGAAAGCAGAACACATAAACAACATTCCAGAACTCAAGCGAGTTTCTGGATTTTTTTATCCCCATAGGTACGGGTCAAAAAAGGAGGGATAGTTTTGGGCAAGAGCAATGCACGCACGCCGCCGCCGAACAGAAAACTGACGGATGAGCAGCGCAGAGAGGTTGTACGCAGGTATGTAGAGGAGTACGAGACGGTCAGCGAGCTGGCGCGGGAGTACGGAGTAGACAGGGCGACGATTTACCGAGTGCTGGGCGCGGAAGAGCACGCGGGCAGAATCAAGGCACTGTCGGATGCGAGGCTGGCGCAGGCAAAGATTAGGATTCTTGAGCAAGTGCCTGCGGCACTCGACCGCAACGAAGAGATTCTGAACACGAATTACGACCCTGCATTCCAATATTTGTGGCAGAACGCCATCCGTGACACACTGGACAGAGCGGGCATCAAGGCGACGAAGGACGAGAAGCAGGACATCAGCATTTCGTTTGCGAGTGATGGGTTTGAGCTGGGCATGCCGGAGAGCGGGACAGATGAAGAATGAGCAGCATTGTGTTTGACTACAAGCCGACGGCGAAGCAACGGCTGTTCCACGCGAGCAAGAGCAACGAGATTTTGTACGGCGGTGCGGCTGGCGGCGGTAAGAGTTACGCCATCTGCTGGGATGCGTTCATGCGATGTCTGAAATATCCCAAAACCAATGCGTATCTGTTCAGGCGGTCATACCCTGAGTTGGAGCAGACGCTCATCAAGACGATGCGCGACATCGTTCCGGAAGAGCTGGGCAGGTATTACAGCGGCAACCACGAGATGAGGTTTTTTAACGGGAGTATCGCCCGGTTCTGCCATTTGAGCGATGAAGGGACATGGCGCAATTATCAGGGTGCACAGATACAGTGGCTGTACTTTGACGAGCTGACGCATTTCAGCGAAAGCATGTACAACTTTATCAAGACACGTTTGAGAGCACCGAAAAACCTGAATGTAAATCCGTGTACGCGATGCGCAAGCAACCCCGGCGGTCCCGGGCATGGCTGGGTAAAGGCGCGATTCGTGGACAGCACGGACGTAGGGAAGCGCACCGTGGTGCAAGATACGGAGTATCTTGCTCAAAACGGGAAAATGAAGAAGATGAAATCCATTTGCGAATATATCCCGGCTACTGTATACGACAACCCATACATCGACGATATGTATATCGTCGAGCTGCAAAACAAGCCGTCGAAGCTGAGAGACGCCATGCTGTACGGGAAATGGGAAGCGTTCGAGGGACAGGCGTTCCCGGAATTTACGAACGACCCTGAGCATTACAAGGACGGGCTGCATACGCACGTCATCGACCCGTTCGACATTCCGCTGCACTGGACGCGGTACGTCAGCTTTGACCACGGCTTTTCACGCCCGTTTTCGTTCGGCGCGTGGGCGGTTGACCCTGACGGCAGGGCATACCGATACAAGGAACTGTACGGCTGCAAAAAGGGCGAGGCGAACGTCGGCTTGATGCTCACGCCGGGCGAAATCGCGGCGAAGCTGGCGGACTGGCTTGAGCCGGAATTCAGGGAAGGCATACACGTCACGGGCATTGCCGATCCTGCCATCTGGGACGAGAGCCGCGGAACGAGCGTAGAAGAGCAGATCCGCAAGGTCTTTTCCGGCGTCACATTCCGCAAGGGCGACAACACGCGGATGCCGGGCAAGATGCAGGTTCATGAGAGGCTGCGGTTTGACGAGGACGGGCGACCGATGATTTACATATTCAGCAACTGCACGGACTTCATACGAACGATTCCGACGCTTTGCTACGACGAGCACAAGGTTGAGGACATTGACACGGCGGGTGAAGACCATATTTATGACGAGACACGGTATTTCTTGATGTCAAGACCGCTCGCGCCGAAGATCGTCGCGCCCAAACCGAAGCGGAAAGCGTGGAATCCGCTGGATTAAGGAGGAAGCATGAGAAAGAGGGATTCCCCGCCGGGGGATATCAGACAGAGCAAGCCGGAGGAATTCGGCGAGCAGCCGCTGTCTCCGGATGAAAAAGCACTTGTAAGCAGGGCATATTCGCTGTTTACGTTTTTCAACGACGAGCTGCGCGGCGTACACGAGGCTATGCGTACCGCACGCATGATGCGCCAATTGCAGCAGGAGGAGAGGAGCCTGACCGCCCCGGTCACAAGCACCCTGAACAGCTGTATTGACAACGTCATCGCCGACCAAATCGACAACATGCCGGAAGCGGTCATGGTGCCTGAACGTGAAGAGACGGCGCAGAGCGCGGAAGAGATGAGCGACGTTGTCAGCTATGCCCTGTATCAGGCGGGATTCAGGGGGACGTATCAAACGCTGATGGAGGACGCGGCGGTTACGGGAACGGGCATCGCACAGGTGTTTTGGGACGATGACCTTGAGGACGGCGACGGCATGATCAACGTGCTGGCGTGGCATCCGGAGGACTTCTATCCAGACCCGACGCAGGAAAACATTCAGGACGGACGCGCATGCTTCAAGGTAACGCATACGACGGTTGCGTGGGTCGAAGAACATTACCCGCATGCACGCGGCTATGTACGCGCCGACCCCAACAATGACGATACCGATTACAGCCTGCAAAACATCGCGGAGGGCGACGAAGGCGTGATGCTGCTGGAGTTTTGGTATCGCCGGTATGACGCGGACAAGCGTCGATACATGGTGCATATGGCGCAGTTGGCGGGTCACGCGCTGCTGTACAGCACGGAGCTGGGCTTTGGCGGCGCGGGGAAGACGGAATATAAGGACGGCGTATACGCGCACGGCATGTATCCGTTTGTCTTGTACAAGTACAGGAGCGTATGGCGCAAGCCGTTCGGCACGGGACTTGTACACGACTATTACGGCACGCAAAACATGATCGACAGATGCCTCAAGTACATCGACGACAACGCCCGCGAATCGAGCGTACAGCGGCACTTCATCCGGCGCGGAAGCGGCGTCAATCCGGAAGACGTCGCAGACATGCGCCGCACCATCATCGAGTGGGAGGGCAACGACATCCGCGAGGCGATTCAGACGGTGCAGGCGGCACCGCTGAACGGGCAGGTCTATCAGGCGATGAATTACCTCGTGGACAGCATGAAGCAGGACTGCGGACAGAACCAGTTCAGCCGCGGAGAGGGCGGACTTGGCGTCACGGCTGCGGCTGCCATTCAAGCCCTTCAGGAGGCGGGCGGCAAAACGACCCGCTGGCACACGGAGCAATTCAAGAACGCATTCCGCGAGATGGTCGAGCAGATGCTTTGGGTATTGAGCGACTATCTGGACTCAGAGCGCAAATTCAGAATCGTCGGCGGATGGGATTCAAGCGGGAACATGAAGGACAAGCTCGTGCAGCTCATCGCGCCGACGCGAGACAACGGCAGACTGCCCAAGCCCGCGTACACGGTGCGCGTGCAGGTGCAGAAGAACAACCCCTTGCAGGTACAGGCAGACAACGAATTCCTCTTGCAGGTTGCGCAAATCTGCGGACAGGCGGGACAGGCACTGCCGCCCGAATCGGTCATTCGCCTGATGGAGGGATACAGGACAAAATCGAGCGTGCTGCGCATGGTCGAGCAGAACAGCGCACAGCAGGCACTCATTGCTCAGATGCAGCAGCAGATTGAGCAGCTGACCAACCAGAACACGGGCATGCAGGCGGTCATCGGCGAGTATAAAAACATGCTCGCGACGCCCGCCCAGCTTGAAGCCAAGCAGCAGGAGGCGGACTATAACCCGATGCTGCAAGCAACCAAGGACGCCGAAAACGGCTGACAACGCGGAAAGGCGCGATAAGGAGACAAACATATGGAAGAGCTTGAAAACACGGTCGATATGACGCAGGAGCTTGCGGACGACGCGCAGGCGGGGCAGGAGGTCACCCTTAGCGACCTTATGGACAATCTGACGGGCGGGGCACAGGCGGAGGAAACGGAAGAAACGGCTGAACAGACGGGTGACAGCGACCCGGAAACACAAGCGCAGCCCCAGACGGAGGACAAGGACAAATTCGGACGGCGCATTGCGTCGGCACTGGCAAACCAGAAGCGGGGATTCCAGAAGGACATCGACTTCTCGGCGCGGGTGCATGGCGCGGCGGGCGACATGACGGACGATGAGATCACGGAGGCACTCAGGGACTATCAGGCGCGCAGGATAGCCGAGAGCGACACCGACATCAGCCCGAAAGCCGCACGCAGAATCGTCGAAGCGCAGGAGAGAGCCAACCAGAGCCGAGCAGACAATCCACAGATGGGACAGGCGGAGGCAGAGGTGCAGAGCCTCTACGCCGACGGCTGGACGACGGACGAATTGCGTGTTCTAACGAATGACGCGGAGGTTCAGAGGCAGTTCGCGGAGGGCATGAGCCTGCGAAAGGCAGCCAAGATGTATTTGCAGCGGAAGCAGACCAAGCCGCCGCAGACACCCAAGCGGGGCGTGCCGACGGCAAAGACAGCCGGATCGGGCGCACCGCCGGACGATAACGCCATTGCCAACATGACAGACGCGGAGTTCGACGCTTTTCAAAAGCGCGTCGAACGCGCCGCCATGGAGGGCAAGCGCGTGAAATTTTAAGGAGTAAGAGATATGGCATATACCAATACCAACACCAACATGACCAACAGCACCGGCTTGACGCCGGGCATGCAGACCTATTACAACCGTACCCTGCTCAAGGTGTTTGAGCCGAATCTCGTTCATTTGCAGAACGCGGACGTATACCCGATGCCGCTGAACAACGGCTTGATTCAGAATTTCCGCAAGCTCATCCCGCTTGAGGGCAGCACGACCCCTCTGAGCGAGGGAAACCCGGGCGACAGCGTCATGTACAGCGAGATTGCCGTCACCGTGCAGCTCAATCAGTACGGTCAGTACGCCCGCACCACGGACAAGCTGGACATGAGCCACATGGACTTGACGCTCGACCGCAAGGTCAAGATGATGGGCGACGCGGGTGCGCGAAGCATCGACACGCTGGTGCGCGATGAGCTGGCGACCTGCACGAACGTCATTTATGCCAACGGCAAGACCAGCCGCGCAACGCTGACGCCTGCGGACAAGCTCACCAACAAGGAAATCAGGCGTGCGGTGAAGATGCTCAAGAAAAACCTTGCCAAGCCGTTCAACGGCTATTACATCGCCATTATCGGTCCGGATACGGTGTATGACTTGCAGGAGGACGAGGCGTTTATCGCGGTCAGCAAGTATCAGGACAAGGAGAACATCTACAGCGGAGAGGTCGGCAGACTGTTCGGCGTGCGCTTCATCGAGACCACGCAGGCAAAGATTTTTGAAAAGGCTGGCGCATCGAGCGCGGATGTCGCAAGCATCATCGTACTCGGTCAGTATGCCTACGGCATCACGAGCTGGAAGGGCGCAAATCCGCGCGTCATCGTCAAGCCTGTGGGTAGCGCGGGCACGGACGACCCGCTCGACCAGATCAGCACGGTCGGCTGGAAGATGGACGGCTTCGGTGTGAAGCTGCTTCAGCCGGAATTCGCGGTGCGCATCGAGACGGGCTTTACGGCTTAACACTTGGGGGGCGAGGGCAAAAGCTCCGCTCCCTTTTCTTTGATTTTGAAAGGAGAAATATCATGGCAATCAATACGACTTCGACCATCGCAAAAGCGAGTACGGTGCAGCTCGGCAAGTGCGAAAAAACCAAGGAGAACATGAAGCAGCTGATGCGCGACGCGGGCTGCGAGACCTACAAGAGCGTCAAAACGATGATTCCGCTCATCCCCGGAAGCGGAGATGACGTTGCGTATGTGGGGCTGAACGGCGTGAGCTTTTACTTTCTGCGCGGCAAGACGGTTGATATCCCCGAGCCGCTGCTTGAAATCATGACCAACTGCGGCGTGATTTAAGGGAGGTGTAGCCCATGACGCTCAGCCAGATCATCGCGCAAGCCCTGCGGCAGCTGGGAGAAGACCCGCAGGACGTAAGCGAATACGAGGAAGCATTCAAGGTATACGCGAACATGGGCTATGACATCGCGGTTCGCGAATATCTCAAGCCCAGAAGGGAAATGTGTCTGGACATCGACGAGAACGGACGTGCGCCGGTTGTCGGGGTCATCGTAAACAGGGTCATCCGAATGACGGACGAGGACGGACGGGACGTCGCCTTTGATTTGGCGGGGGACGGGAGAAGCCTTACCGTATGGCGGGACGACCTGAAGGGAAAGACGCTGCGGGCGTTATGCGAGGTCAGCTTCCCGCCGATGGAGGACGGGGAGGACGAGCCGCTGCTTCCGGCATACGCGCACGCGGCACTGTCGGACTACATCTGTTACCGCCATCTATCCAGCGGCAACCTTGCCAAGCAGAGCCGCGCGCAGTTTTACCAGAACAGCTTCTATCAGGAGATGAACCGCATTCGTCCGCAGGGCATGGGGAGCGTAACGCGGATGCGCAACCTGTATGAAGCGACGGACGTGAGGTATCGCAGATGAGCATCAGCGACAGCGATTACGAAGGAAAATTCACCATCCCCACGCCCAAGGGCATCTATCAGGCGGCGGGCGACACGAACATCAACGCCGACTACGCATACCGGGCGCAGAACATCCGGACGGAGCGCGGGCTTCTGGCGTCGGCATACGGCACGAGCCGCGCCTTTCCGTCGCTGGGGGCGCAAATCAAGACGCTGACGCGGTTTTACAGGCGGTCAAGACCGGACGACGCGGACGTGTATGTGGCGGCGGCAGAGGGCGCGATTTACACCTACACGCTGGGAACAGAGGGCTGGGTCAAGCGGTCGGAGGGGTACAAGAGCGACGAATGGAGCAGCGTCACCTATGAAGCAGCGGACGGCGGGGAAACGGCGGACATCCTGATTCTTTCAAACGAAAAGGACGGGATGATCGCGGTATACGGCAACGACCTGCGGGTAGAGAAAAAGACGCTGACCATCGGAGACGCATACAGCGAGGTGAAATTCGCCGTGCTGGGGCGGCACGCCGAGCGCATATGGGGTACGGGCGCGGTGGGCTACCCGGACAGCGTATTTTACTCACGACCCTACGACCCGTTCAACTGGACGGATGTGCCGGAAACGCCTGAGCTGGGCGGCGGCGTGATCAACCAGCCGACGTGGGACGGCGACGCATTCATATCGCTTGAGCCGTTCGGCGGGTATCTGCTGGCGGTCAAGGAGCGGACAATCTTTGAGATACGCGGAACAGACCCGAGCAGCTTCACGATTACGGAGGCATACGGCACGGACGGTCCGGTGGAGGAACGCACCATCTGCACGGACAGGACGAGCATGCTGTACCTTTCGCAGAGCGGCATCGGCTTATACGACGGAAGCACGCTGCGGCTTTTGAGCCGGGACGCGCTGTATGAAACGATGCGGATGCGGATGGACGGGATGGACGGCGCGGCGCGGGCGTGCATATGCGACCACGTCTATTATCTGGCGATGTGCGTCAGGGAAAGCGAAAACGAGACGCTGACGGAAAACAACGCGGTCATCGAATACGACACGGAGCGCGGAACGTTCATGCTGAGGAAGGGCATCCGCGTCAAGGACTTTTTCGCGATAAACGGCAGGGTCTACTACACGCAGGCGGAAAGCCCGTACGAGGTCTTGCTTTACAACGCGAGGGAGAACGAAGGAAGCTATCTGGATATGCCGATGGAGTGCATATGGGAAACACCGTGGCTGGACTTGGGCAAGGCGTACATGAAGCGGGACTACCTGCTGCGCTTTACGGCGGATGCGGACGAAAACGATCTGCCGCTTGAAATCACGATAAAGACCGAGAAGCGGGAAAAGACGCGGACGGTGCTTTTGCAAAGGGACAGGCGGGACTACCGGGTTAAGATTCAGATTGCGGGCGTTCGGATGAAGCTGAAGATTCGCACTCACGCGAAGGCTGCGGGATGGCGAATCTACGGCGGGGTTCAGGTGGAATACAGTTTGGACGAGGTGTAAGGATGGCATTCAAGCAGCCGAGAGTGCCGCAGGAGAGCGGCAGACTGGCGGAATACGTCAGGAATCTGGGGATGTTTCTGCGCGACTTCTGCATGGCGAGCTGGAACGCGGACAGGCTGAAGGACGCGGAGATCGAGAAAATCAAGAAGCGGCTGGACGCGCTCGAAGGGAAGTGAAGACATGGCAAGAAGCAGCACGACGGAGACCTACCAAAGCTCAAATAGCACGAGCAAGGAACACAGCAAAACAGACAGCAGGCAGGACACGACCAGCCAAAGCACATCAAACAGCCGGCAGGACAGCACCAGTCAGAGCAGCTCGACCTCGCAGAGCACGAGCAAGAACGTTCTTGACAAGGAGCTGATGAACCAAATCCTTTCCGGGCTGATGGGCACGATGACGGATGAGCAGATTACGCAGTTCGCGGAAAACCTGCTCAGACCGCAGCTCAACGCCGGACTGGAGGAAGCACAGCAGAACTACGAGACGACGAAGCTGAGCAAGGAACAGGAGATTGAAAACCTCGCTGCCAACCTGACGCGGAGCATTGACGAGCAGAACGCGGCATACCGAAAGAGCGCGGCGAACGTGGAGACGGCGGCGTTGAACCGAGGCATGGGGCGGAGCAGCTACACGTTGCAAACGCTCGCCAATCAGGGAAACGCGCTGGCAAAAGCCGTACAGCAGCTCACGGAGGACAGCGGGCGAAGAAGCCAGCAGATTCAAAACCAGATTACGCAGGCGGCACAGCAGAACAGCCGGACGCAGGGAAGGCTGAACAGCGACTACGCCAGCCAGCTTGCGGCGAAGGTACAGGAGCTGAAAGAGAACCAGCGCAGGGAATGGAACAGCAACTATCTGACGGCGATTTCCTCGGCGATGGGACAGCAGACGACGGGAAGCCAGCAGACGGCGGGCAGCCAGACGAGCATCGGAAGCCAGCAGACGACGGGAAGCCAACAGACGCTTGGAACGAGCGAAACGACGGGCGAAAGCAGCACGGAGAGCAGCGGAACGAGCGTATCGACGACGACGAGCAAGGGAAGCGGAAGCTCGAGCAAAAAAACGTACGCGCAAAAGGGCGGGTACAGCAGCACAACGTACAGTAAGACATAAATCGGAGGGACGCACATGGCGCGAATGCAGGGTTTCGGCAGGAAACGCGAAGAGGAAGAGCGGAAGCGGGCACAGCAGCAGGCGGCTGCGGACAACCCGCAGAATTCGGCGGTCATCCGCGGGCGCGAGCATGCCAAAGAGACGGCAGGCGCGCTGAAGCAGACCGGATACAAGGTCGTATCCGAGCAAAAGGTCAATCCCTTTGAGCAGACGGCAGGGAAGACCAACGCCCAGCTTTTGGCGGACTATGACGCGGAAATGGCAGGGCGCGACGGTATGGCGATGGGCATGACGCCCAGACGCGACCTAGGCACGCGGGATGTTGAGGTTGACTTTTCGACCATCAAGGACAACAAGCAGGCGGCGTATTTCGCCGGGACGCTGGCAAACGAAGACGTTGCCGAAGAGTTTCTGAAGGACTGGGCGGCATACAGCGAGCAGGACAGCGACGAGGTGCTGTACAGCGCGGAGGGGCTGCTTGGGGACAAGCTGTTCGCCCAGCCGCGAAGCGAAAAAGGCAAGAGCGCGGCAAAGGCAGACGCCGCGATGCAGACGCTCGCCTCCGGACTGGTGATGGACGCGGACGGCAACGACATGGATTTGTCGAGCGCAAGCCTGCCCATGGTCATTCAGAGCATCCGCGCAGACCCCGACAGCAGCAGCCGAAAGAAAAAGGTCAAAGCCCTTTATGAGCTGACGCAGACGCCGGGCAACCCGTACTCCGGCTTGACGTTCGACGCGGACGAGGCAAACAAGTTTCTTTATAGTGCGGACTGGGACGACAAGGCTTATACGGATGCCGTAAAAGAGTATCAATCCGCGTTTTACGCAGGCAGCGGGCACGACGAGGACAACCTCAAGAAGTATCTTGAGCTGGTGGCGGACATCAACGCAGGAGACGAGCTGACGGAGGACGCCTACTCCAAGCGGCAGATGCGGAGCATGCGCGCGGCACTGGACAAGGCATGGACAAGCGCGACGGGACTGCGCGCACCGACGGACGGGGACATCGCGGCGTGGAGCGAGCTTGACCAGACGGCACAGGCAGAAGGCAAAGAGGCAAGCACCTTCTTTGCATGGCTCTTTGGCGACAAGAAGCGAAAAGCCGAAAAGGAGAGCGAGAGAAAGAGCAGCCAGCCCGACCAGACAAGCACTCTTGACCAAATCGCAAGCACAGACGGCGTTAAGCAGGCTGCGCTTACGGCATCGACTGCGCCCGGCATGGCTTTCCCGACGGAGGGAAACAAGAACGGCGGCAGATGGATCGACGAGGCGAAGGCGCGGGCAGAGGCGAACAAGGACGTTCAGCAGACGACCAGCCAGCCGGAGGAAAAACGCTGGTTTGAGGAAATCTACGAGGAAAAAACAGAAGTAGAAGCACCTGTTGCGCAGAGGGAGAGCGCAGGAACGCCGGGAGAAGCCCTTATGATGTACCTGCGCGGTGAGCCGCTGACGCAGGAAGAACACGAATGGCTTAACGACATCTTAAACAGCAACGGCGGCAAGCTGCTGCTGAACCAAAAGGAATACGTCGGCGGCACATTGACGAACGGGATGGACTACCGCGCCAAGCCGCTTTACGCGCAGGGCGCGATTCCAAGCGACGTGGGCAGCTGGATACAGCAAGACCTCGACATTTTGCAAAGCGGAATGCTTGACGACGCGACCGCCGGAGCGGGCTATCTCGCGCTGATGCAGATCATCAACGACGCGGACGCATGGATTAAGAGCGGAGAGGGCAGCATTGCGGCGGGGGAAAACCCGTATAACGTCTATCTCAGCAAGCACGACGACGCGAAAGCCGTAGTTCAGAGCATCGAGGAAGCACAGACAATTGTCATCGAACAGCAGAAGAGCGCGGTTCAGGCGCAAAAGCAGGCGGAAGAAGAAGCCACTCGGAGCTTTATCAACGCGGTAAAGTCCGGGACGGCAACACCGGAGCAAATCAGTGAATACTATGACCGCTACCACCGCAATCAATATACGGTGCTTGAGCTGGAAAACCGCGACGAGAGCTACCGCAACTTCGACCGCAACCTGAGCAACGTGCTGAATGCGGACGACGGCGCATACTGGTCGTCGGACAGCGCGGCGGCGCATGAGGGGCTTGAGGGCGAGGCGCGCACGGAGTTCCGCGAGGTGCTGGCAGACGAGGCGCAGAGCGTGCTGCACGAGTACGCCGACATCGCAAACAGCCTCGGCATGACGACGCAGGAGTATTTGGAGAAATGCGGCGTTACCAGCCCCGACCAGATTGCGGACATGGCATACAACCGCATGGTCAGGCGCGGCAGCGCGTTTTTGAGCAGCGAGACGGCGCAGGCGGGATTGGAGGACAACGCCGCGACCATCGGCGTACTGCCTGCGGCGGGCGCGGGCGCGGCATACGGCGTACTCAGCACGGCAGACAGCCTTGCCAGCGCACCGTACAACATGCTGGACGCGATGGCGTACAAAGCGAACGTCAACGAAATCCGAAGCGATTACAACGGCAAATACGGCATCAACGGACGCGCCATCTACCGCGAACAGCTCATTCAGTACGCGAACAGCGGAGAGTTGAGCGAGGAGCAGAGCGCGGCACTGCTGCAAAACATCGGGCAGGTCAGCGACATCTACGACATCGGCTACAAGATTGACAACGGCTTTATCGGCAACGGATATCGTGCATTCATGGGCGCGATGGACAACGCCCAAAAGGGACTGACGGATTTCGCGTCGCTGGGCAACGAATTTGAACAAAATGTGTTCAGAGGCTCGGCAAGCATCTCGGGAAGCGCGACGGGCATGCTGGCGGTCGGCGCACTGGGCGCGGCGGGAACGCCCGCTATGGCGGCGTCTGCGGCAATCTACGGCACGCAGGCGTGGAACGACAATTACGAGGCGGCTGTAAGCAGCGGACTGAGCAAGCCTACGGCGGCGGCTCTCGCCATGGGACCGGCGGTCATCAGCACGGTCGTCAACGCGCCGGGCGCAAAGATGGAGGGCGATTTGCTCGGCGGACGCAGTCTGCTTGAACAGGAGCTTGCCAAGCAGGACGCGCTCAAGACCCTGACGCTGAGGGGCAAATTCGCTGAATATGCTAAGGCTCTGGCGCGCGACATCCCGAAAAACGCGGTACAGGAGGGCACGGAGGAGCTTGCGGAGGACGCGGCGACCAACCTGTACAACGCGATGCTCTACCCCATTGCCCTGAAAATGGACGCGGGCGAAAAGCCGCAATTCAGCGATGTTTTGACGGGGCTTGCGTCGGTTGATCCCGCTGAGATGATGACCAGCGGCGGCAAGAGCTTTGTAGGCGGCGCGGCGGCAAGCGTCGTATTTACGCTGGCGGGCTATACGGGCATAGCGATTCGGCGCAAGCTGCCGGGGTATCGTCTGCCTGCCGTCACGCTCAGTCAGGAGATGATGGACGGGACGGCAGACGTTACGCCGGAAAACCTTGCCAAGGTGACGGAGAGCCTTGCCGACGCGCTGCAAAACCCCGAAGTGGCGCAAGCGGTCAATGAGACGGCACAGCAGGCGCAGGACGCGCAGAATACGGCTGCGGCGGCAATGGCGGGCGTAGGCGCGGAGCACTTTGAGGAAGGCAACGCGCAGGTACGCATGCAGCAGGAGGCGCAGACGGCAGCGGACGCGGCGCAACAGGCGGCGGACGCGGCAAAAAGCGAATTTGAGGCGTACAGCGACGCGGTCATGGCGGGCGACATTGACAAAATCAAGGACATGCAGCAGGCGCGGGTGCGCATGGGCGAAAACCAGAAGACGGCGAACGAGTACGCCGACACAGCCCGAAAGCACAAGGCGGCGGCAGAGGACGCCTACGCCAAGGGACTGGACGAGGCGCGAAAGCGCGGCGCACAGATCAGCAAGGAACAGAACGCGCAGACGGTCGCACAGTGGCAGGCGGAGATGGAGACAATGAGCCGGATTGCGGACATTGACGCAGAGATGGACGCCATGCGCCAGAGCTACACCGACGCGGAGACGATGGGGCTTGACGAGGACGTCAAGCAGGCAATCGAGAGCCGCATAGACGAGTTGCGACGGGAGCGCGTTGAGATCGCAGAGCCGGGAATCGAGGAGGCGACGGCTACACGCGAGCGGCTTGAACAGGGGCTTGCGCAGGCTCAGGAACTTGGGCTTGACGAGGACACACGCGCCGAAATGGAGCATCAGGTCGAGTTGGCAAAAGCGAAAGAGCGCATCTACACGCAGAGCCGGAGCGACTGGGAACTTGAGGAGACGCTGTACCCGAACGAGACAGGCGACAGCAAGGCGACCTATGCCAACAACGCAAAGCCTGACGCAAGGTACGCCAATCCGGACGCTGAGGTGCAGCTGACGGGTGAAGCGGAACAAGCGTCGCCCGGCATCGCGCAGGAAGAAAGCCGCGCCGCATCGGACGGACGACCGGGCAAGACGGTTGTCAGCACGACGTTTGAGGAGCAGTATGCGCCGGAGCTGAAGACAATGGACACCATTATCAAGGCAGGCAGACAGGCGGAGGCTCTTGCTCAGGCACTCAAGGACGGCGCCCCTGTCAGCGCAAAGCGAATCGAACAACTGCAAAGGGATTTAAACGAAAACCTGAGCAAGCTCGACGACAACGCACTGAACGTGTTCGCCTCGGAGGTAAACGACGCACTCCGCCAAATCGGAGAATTGGAGATTGAGACCGACGCGGCGCGAGAACGCGACAATGCAAGGCTCGAGGCGAACTATGAGCGATACATGAGCCAAGCGGCGCAGAAAGAACTTAACAAAGAGACATACGATGCGCTAAAGGGTGTGGCGCAAACTATGCGCAGCCAAAAGGTCTATATCAACGATTCGCAGGCGGCGGACATCCTGAGCATGACGGGGCTAAAGACGATTTCGCGGGTCAACGCCGCCTACGGGACACGGTTCACGCAAAACAGAGCCGATGGCGCGATTCCGTTGGATGGTCAATTCTACGTCGGGCTGGCGCAGGAAAGCGGCGGATACATGGACGCGGCAAGCCTTAACCCGCACGAGGACATCATGCGTGCGCTGATGGAGCGCAAGCAGTCGTATCGTGAGATGCGCCAAAAGGTCGAAGAGCCGAAGGACAGGGCGCAGATCCGGCGCGCGGCAAAGGCGGTCATGGAAGGCGACGTCGGCGGGAGCGCGCAGGGAGAACAGAAACGGACGTACCGCGGGGTTGAGGTTGAACAGGCGGAAGGGAAAAGCAAAAAAGACAACAACATCGTCAAGACCGTCAAAAAGCTCGCGCAGGATATCGGCGTAGGCTCGACGCTGGGCGCAAGGAACATGAGCGAAGCGCAAGGCGGACACGGATTGTATCGCGACGCGATGCGATACATGGCGACGGACGCCGTGAGCGCAGGGCGCGTAGACATCAACATGCACGAGATCGGACACGCCATCAGCGAGCGGACGGGCATCACCGGAACGCCGGAGATGGTCGCCGCGCTGAAAGCCGAAAACGCATCGTGGGAGCAGAACTACACGGACGCGGAGATGGCGGGCGAGGCGATGGCTGAATTTACGTGGCGGTACATGGTCAGCGACGAGGCGGCGAAGGAATTTGCGGGAGAGGGATTTTTCGCGCAGTTCGAGCAGGCGGTCGCGGACGCAGGCATGGAGAAGCCGATTGCCAAAGCCAAGACCGATATCCGGAATTACCTGAACGCCAGCTTCAGCGAGCGGGTCAGGGCGATGGTCGTAGACAGAAGCGACATCAAGAGCAATGAAAAGCTGGACGAGGCGTTTCTTTATGCGCTTGTGGACAGCACCGCACCAGCCGAAAAGGCGAACAAAATCATCCGCGACGCGACAGGGGAAAAGGTCATCGCGTTTGAGGACAACCTGCGGGAGAGTGCGCTGCTGCGCAACACGGCAGACAAGCGGGCATACGCACAGCTGACGGAGTCCCTGACAGACGTTCGCGGAACGCGCATCGGCGACAGCCTCAAGGAGCGCATCAAGGAATCCGGCTTAAAAGGAAAGGATTTGCAGGAATGGCTCAACTGGATGCTCGTCAAGCACAGCCTTGACCGCGACAAACAGGGCAAGCCTGTATTTGACAACAACACATACCCGCGAGCGGAGAGGCTGGCATACATCCAGCAGACGGAGCGTGCGCACCCCGAATTCGCCAAAGCGCAGAAGGCATTTCAGAGCTTCAGGCACGACTTCATGCAGGCGTGGATGGTCGATACGGGCTATCTCAAGGCGTGGCAGCTTGAGCAGTTTGAAGCGATGTACCCGAGCTATGTACCGACCAACCGCGTCAAGGACAACGCACCGGTCGGAAGCAGCCGGAGCGGCGGGGGGAAAAGCTACACCATCCGCGGCGCAAAGGGAAGCACGGAGCAGATTGTGTCGCCGTTTGACAGCTTTTGCGAAATGACGCAGAAAATCGTGCGGATGAACATGGAAAACCAGACAAACCTGCTGTTTGACCGCCTGTACAAGGAGTATGAGGGCTTCGGCGTGCTGGGACGCCCCATCGAGCAGACAAGCGGAACGTTCAGCGACGAGCAGACGCTGACGCGGATGGAAAGCGCGAGAGAGAGTTTGCAAAAAGGCAACGTCAGCGAGGATGTCATTACGGATATTCTGCTGGACATCGACGCGGACAGGGCAAAATTCGTCGGCACGGCGAACGAAAACAACGTCATCACGGTACAGCATCCGGACGGACGCAAGACCTATTACACCATCACAGACCCGCTGTTTTACAAGATGCTGACCAACGCGACGGACAACGGAAAATCAATTTTCAACGTGATTGGCAAGGCGACGCACGCGATGAGCGCGTTGACGACGGGCAGCAACCCTGTTTTCGCCGTACGCAACTTTTTGCGCGACTTTCAGAGCAGTGTGAATTACGGCACATGGGCAACCAGTTATGCGGACGGACTGTATAAATGGGTAAAAGCCGTACATGAGATTTTGACTGACAAGGACGCCTACAAGGACTATGTCGCGCTGGGCGGCGGCGGCTGGACGCGAGTATCTACGGGCGACGCCAAAAGCTCGAAGCAGCTGCGAGGGGCAGTCTTTGACAACGGCAAGTGGAAGGACAACTACGAGACGCAGACGCTCGGCGGAAAGGGAAAATGGGCTGGCAAAAAGCTATGGGAGTTTGCGACACTGGCGTACCCGAACGAGGTCATCGAGCAGGCAAGCCGATTCGCCGAATACCGGTATGGTAAGCACGACCTGACGACGGACGTCGGCAGAGCGGAAGCCTTCCGCGCGGCGCAGGATGTAACGGTCGATTTCAGCCGCAGGGGAGCAAGCGGCATCGCGAGGAACATCAGCGACGTTGTGCCGTTTTTCAACGCGAGTTTGCAGGGCACATACCGCACGGCGCGTCAGGGGACAAAGCAGGAGAGCGGACAGGCGGCAAAGCGATTTGTCAAAACGCTGCTCAATACAGGCGCGTTGGTCGCGCTGGCGAACGCGGCGCTGCTCGGCATGGACGACGATGACAAAGAGGCGTTCATGTACATGAGCGACGACCTCAAGAGCAAACACATCTTCCTTCCGAACTTTGCGCCCAACGTGTTCGGAGATGCGCCGCTCATCCGCATTCCCGTTGAGCAAGACCCCGTCGCATACGCGGTCAATTCGCTGATGACGAACGTCCTGTGGAAAGGCGAGGGCGACGAGTGGGCGATTGATTTCACGGCATCCATGGCGACGATTGCGGACGGACTATACCCCATCAGCGGTACGATTGCTGACCCGATACTCTCCATGCAGACGAATAAGAATTGGTACGGCAGCCGCATCGTACCGAGCTATATGGAAAATTGGGATCCGTCCACGCAGTACACGGAAGACACGGCAGGGCTGTTTGTTTGGGCAGGCAGAGCCATCGGAAAAAGCCCGATGATGCTGCAATATGTGGCACAGCAATACACGGGCTATCTCGGTCAGATCGTCATTCCGGCGATGAGCGACATGGACGCAAGCAATCCGGCAACGGCACTCTTCAGCTCGACGGTGGCATACGCACGCAAACAGCTCACCAGCAACCCGCTTGTGAGCAACGACGTTGTAAGCCGCGTATACGACAACAGCAGCTTCTTGACGACGGTGGTCAAGGCGGGCGAAAACGGCAAGGAATTTAACATGCTGCGCGGCGACCTGACACCGAGGCAGGCGCAAAAGGCGTATGACGTTGCCTACGACCTGACGCACAAGGGCGGCGTACTATACGAAGCGAAGCAAGCCATCAGCGAGGGGTATGAGCAAATCGACGCCATCAACGGGCGGGACGACCTGACGGACGAGCAGAAATACGAGCTGACAAACAGCATCCGCATGAGGATGTGCCGCCTTGCGCTGAAAGCGAACGAAGTGTATGCCAAGTATGAGGAGCTGTACGTCACAGGCGAATCGCTGAGGTCGCACATCATCAAGCAGGCATACGGCGGTACGACCATCAAAAAGCAAAAGTAAGGAGGGGTGCGGATGATTCACGCGAGTTTTGACGACAGAAGCCACAAGAGCGCGGCGATTGCGGGCATTTACCAATACGACACGGGACAGCGGCTAAAGATGCACGGGCTGCCGTCGCCGCAGGAGCTGGCGGAGAGGGACGATTTTCTATCCGGCGACGCGGTGACGGTGCAGGCGCAGTACGGGTTTGTCGGGGACAGCCAGACGGAAACGCGGATGGCGAGCTACGACGAGGAAAGCGGATGCTGGACAGCGGACATTCCGGACATATACCTGACCCGAAGCAGCACGGTGAAGGTGTTCGTATACGTCGGCTACGGCGCGGCGGAGGGCGCGGGACGGTCAAAGACCTGCTACGAGGGGAGCTTCACGCCCGTCAGCCGCCCTGCGCCGGGGACGCAGGTCACGCCGGAGCAGACGAACGCATGGGACACGCTGGTTGCGGAAGTGAACCTGACGCTGGCGAAGATGAACACGGCGGTATCGGGCGCGAACGCGGCGGCGGAAACCGCAGGCACGGCGGCGAAAGCAGCGGACAAGGCGGCGGGCGGCGCGGAGAGCGCGGCGAAAACCGCAGGCGACGCGGCGGGGAGCGCAA